CCCGCTGTTGCTACAGTTGAGAACGTCATGAAATTGGAGTATGAACCACCGCTGGAGGTAGATTCCTGTAAATTGACCGTGACACTGCCAGAGGCAACGCTGAGCACTTGCAGATACCCGGCCCCGCCGTTAGACGTTGCCGCGCCACCATCAACAACCGTGCCAGAGCCAGCCGAAGAATGAGTGTCATCATGGGCAGTCAGCATGGTTCCAAAATCTAGCCCTGCACCGTTCGATGTCGTATAGGTTGCGTTTGCCGAGATCGCAGACCCAGGGGAGCGGGTCGTCGTGTATGTCCCCTGTTTGCTGACCAGCCCGACGCACGGATCGCCCACCGCCGCCCCCATCGGTACAAGAACGTCCTGATCAGCCGTCGGCTGTTTGCCGCTATTGGATGTCCAGACCGCATGGGATCGGTTCGACGCTGCATCGAACCAAGCATCGACGCTGATCTCCGCATCTGCGATCCCGACGATCCGCTTCTTGGCTTCGACGTCGAGCGTCGTCACGTCCAGAAGTTCGTTGTTGTAGCCCAGTCCGCTCAGGGCATTCGCATCGCCCGACAGGTCATACCCCTCGACGTAAAGACGGACGTTCAGCCCGTTTACTTTAGCCATATACTACTTCCTCCATAACATCGCTCTCCGGCCATCCTGGGGCCGCTACGGCGTGATGGTCACCTCGCCGTAAAGCTCCATCTCGTAAGGGACGGTCACCGTGCGGAACACCCCGCCGCTCATATTCTGATATCCGACTGTCGCGGCCCCGACCGAGGAATCGGTGACGTTGCCGCCAAGGTCGGCGTCCGACCGGAGTTGGGTGTCGATCTGAACCATCGCATCCCAGACCTCCTCCTCGATACTCTCCCGCACGTCGGGCGAATCCTGCATCCTAAAATAGGCCCGCACCGTGACCGATACTCGCGACCCGATGTCGCCCAGGGTCTCGAAGTCGCTCCTCCGTCCCGTCAACCAGAAGGCCAGCACCGGCGTTCCTGAGATCGACAGCGGCTCCCCGCGATACACCGCCACGAACGCCGGGTCGGAGATCGCCGCGAGAAGCGTGTCGATCTGGGCCAATGCCCCCGACCGGCTCAACGGAATGCCTCAATAATGGCGTCCCCGATATAGTCCTCGTGCAGCTTCGGATTGTTGTTGATATGGTCGTAGGCGTTCTGGAACATCCCGTAGCCCTTGAAAGTCGACCTCTGATTCCGGCTACTGATCCCCTCGACCCACGCGGAATATATAAGGTTCTGCCGACCGTGCTGTTCACCGGCTGCGATCACCGCTATGCCGTCCTCGGGTACTGTGGCCCCGACATGACGCCGCAGTTCGCCGGTCTTGCGCCCGTGTTTAGATGCGCGTGGAGCCTTGTTGTATTGCGAGACCGGTGGCCCCCACAACTGCTCGAGAACTTTGTTCGATCCCTCGATGGTCGCGAGGTCGAGCAGTCCCCGATTGACCGCCTCGGTGAATCCGAGGCTGATCTGGGTCGGCTTCTCAAAGACCGGCCCCTTGAGCTTGAACGTCGTCGTCGGAGTGGGCGGCATTAAAAGAACACCCCGTTACTGGTGCCGGTGACCTGATACTGATCGAGCGTCATCAGGATCGAATTGATCTCCCCGGCTGCGGACGTAATCGCGGCGTCGCCAGAGCCTATCGTCGTGACGGCACCCAGGTCACGATCACGGAATACGATCTTCGCCAGGTCGAGAGCCGCTTGGACAACTAACTCTGGATAGTCGTACCGGTAGAGTGAGGCACCGCCGCTATGGGTTGCTCCAGTCGTGCCATTGACGCCTCGCTCCACCGTGAGCGTGTTCCCGCTGATTGCCGTGATATATAGCTGCTCAGAATCGATGAGGATGGTCTGAGCGGGGCCAAGATTAGCCGCAGACGATACCGATGCGGACGTCGCCGTCGTTGATCCTATGGCATCAGAGGTGGTGACACTGACCGTATCAGCGGTATAGCCCCAGGAGCCGAGGATCGAGAGGGTCTGCTGGCCGGCATCGAATCCCTTGGTCGTGTCCTCGTTCAACTTCAGGATCGTCTTCGGCGCGGAGTTGTACGGCATCAGCCAGAAGTCCGCGTTGTAACCCTCGGTCAAGGTCTCCGAGGTTGCCCGGTCGGTCGCCCCGTAAGCCGTCACCGTCGTCGGGCTGACGATCCAGCCGTCCAGCGGCACAACGCCGGGAGTCGACATCGAGGTCTTGATGTCGTCCGTGATCGCGACGGTCTGATACTGGGGCGAATCCCGCAGACTGCCGGAGCCGATGTCATAGAACCGGGTCTCGGTCAGCGGCCCGAACGTCCCGCCTCCGCAGTAGTCGTCGATCCGCCGGCTGACCGCCTCCAAGATGCGCCGGATAGAACCCGCGTCAGACGTCCAGCCGGACGAGTAGCTCGTCCCGGCGAGGTAGTCGCGGAGGTCATCAGCGGTCGCGTATGTGTGACGGGTCGCCACTATTTATTCTCCCCGGTGGTGGCCTGCTTGGTCTTGGGCTTCGTTGCCTGCTTCTTGAAGTAGTCAGGGTATTTCTTGAGGATAGCGGCAGGGACGTTGTAGACCTCGCCCATCTCGTACACCTCCCCGGTCGCCCCGAAGGTCACGTTCACTAGGCTTGTGGCCTTTGGCATAAATCTCCTCCCCATCAGGACGCGGGGCCGAAGCCCCGCGCCCTACTTGTTGCCGCTAAACTATGCGGCTCTGGGAATCTTGAAGGCTGCGGCCAATCCGACCTGACCGTCACCCCGCCTGCTGGCGAAGAAGCCCACTTGATCGTTCTCCATGTACAGGCTGTCATTGCGCCTGATCGTGAAGCCGACCCGGTCGAATATGTAGTACTGCCGGAAGTCCCCGAAGATGGCGATCTTCTCGGTGCTGGTGATGCTGCCGCCCAGTCCGCTGGTGACGTCGGTGTCCACCACGGGCCTGCCCAGGATGAAGGCCGATGGCGCGGTGGTGATGTTGGCAATTCCAGTGACGCCGTTGCCGGTGACCTGAATCTGGTTGATGAGGCTGTTGATCGCCGACTTCATCACCCAAGTGGAATTGGCCCGATGCTGGGCTTCCAGGGCGTAGAACGTGCCGATAAGGTCGGCTGTGACAACACTCGTTGACCCGGCCATAGTGTAGAAAGCCACGGAAGAGTCGCTCATTATCCCGGCGTACTGAGTGGTATTGTTGCCACTGATGATTCCGACGTCCTCAAACCTGCCCGCGCTCTCCTGGAATATCTGCGTCAGCAACGCCGGGAGATTGATCGCTGAGTCCTCCAGCAACTCGCGGGTCGTCTTGACTAGCCCGCCGGATTTCTCCAGCGAGAATGATACCTGTCCGACCGTGGGAGTCTGGTCACTGAACGCGGCTTCCTCGGCTATCGCGGCCCATGTCGCGCTGCCCATCGTCGGCACGTAGCCGTCCTTGGACGAGACACGGATCACCGTGCAGAGGGGCCGAAGCTGACTGCCCGGTACTCCTGGATCGTGAATCGTCTGACTAATAAACTGTTCGGGAACGAAGAAACCCATTTTGTTACTACCTTTTCAGGCGGGCCAATCATTTCTGCTGGCCTCTCACGGTTTCCCGTGAGTTCGGACTATCTCATCAACCCGTTCGGGTTGCCCGGCACTGGTGGGGCTTATTCCTTCGGCTGGTCATCCCCTAGTCTCTGAACCTTCCCAGGTACTATTGCCGTTCTCTGGGCTTGGCTGCGGATTAGCTTATCTCTCGATTTAGCCTTCCCGCAATTCACCGGGTTTGCTATAGCTATTACTAGCTACAGGGGCAGTGCTATCTTACCCTCGGCATCGGTTTCCTCTTGCATCGCCTTGACTTCGTCTGCCGATGCGGTCTTCCAGAACACGTCGTCGGACGGGCTGCGGAGCCACTTCACGAACGTGTCGGTCTGGAACCGGGCCTCGTCCTTCTGGGTATGGCCCATCTGCTCCTGCACCCACATTGGCTGCGCCATCGCCGGGAGTCCCTTAACCCAGGCACTGGGCTTGTAGGACGCCTTGTTGATCGCGCCGGTGTCGTTCGGGTCGTATGCCGCGACGTCCTTGTCGGCAATCGGTACGCTGTTCGTCGGGCGACTGAACTCGCCCTGGAGAATCTTCAACTGGGACGCTGCCGCGTCGATCTTGTCGGCCTCTTCCATCTTGGCCTGCGCGTCCGCGATCATGCGGTCGAACTCCTCGACGTTGCCGTCCTTGAGGGATACTTCCGCTTGACCAAGGAGGGCGTTGGCCTCCTGTCTCATCTCTTTGGTGTTCAAATCAAAACTCCTTCGGTTGGTGTATTCCATGCAGGGCGAGCTTGACCCGTTGGAGGCGTAACGTCCGCTCTGCCGTGTCCAGGGCGGCCTCTGGGGCCGTGCCGGAGGCGGCTTCGTCCGTCGCGTCATCGTCTGCCGGTGCGTCGTCGTTCCCGGCCTCGTCGTCGTCCTCGCCTGTAGCTGGCTCAAATTTGATCCCGTCGTGTTCCTCGCAGAACGCGCGGGCTTCGTCCTCAGTCCAATCGTCGACCGGTAGATGGTAGGCCGCGATGGCCCAATCCCCGGTCTCCATCTCCCTGCCGTACAGCACCGCTACCGGCCTGTCGTCGATGGTCTCGGCGGCGGTGCGGAACTCGTCAAACTCGCCTGGCTCCCGCATCCGGCAGGCGTGGAAGTTTGGGTAGGGCTTGGAGTGATCAGGCAGTCCGGCAGACCGTAGCTCGGACGGCTTCCGGCCCGCCTCGCGGAGATGCCGTGCGAGGTGGTTATATACCCCGCGCCGGTCGTTCTCCGGTATGGACGTCCTGCGGGCGTTGAGGTTCGCCAGGGCGGTTGTGATAGCCCTGACGTTCGCGGCCCCGCCTCGACCGTTGCGCCCGATATGGTGGTGAAGGTATTTGTAGCTCGACTTGAGTTCGGGATCACCGTCGGGATCGACCCAGGCGTGAGCCGCTCGGAGGGTCGCCGCCCCGCCCTTGATCCTGCCCCGCATCAGTCCGCCGTCCCAGGCCTCCTCGACCCAGGCGGTCAGATGGGACGGGATCGCGCCCTTCTCAGCGTCCGCGACCGGCGAGGATTTAGCCGCGACGGTGGACGTTGCCGGTGACGATCCGCGAATCACTGAGGAGACCTCGACCCAGTCCAGGTTCGCGATGCGGCGAACCACAGTCGAGACATCGCTGCCCTCCTGCTCGACGTCGGACTCCTTCGGGATATTGAACCCGATACTCCACTCGCGGACGTAGTCGCCCGCGACGTTGCTGAAGGCGTCCCGGCCTGCCTCGGTCTCCATGTTCATCTGCATCCTGGTGAATAGCCGGTACTCGTCGCCCTCGATATGCCTCGGCTGCGCGAATACCACCTTGCCGACCAGCTTCCCCTGATCGTGACCGGACAGAACCGGGATCGGGAGGTTGTCCGCGATGGAGGCGTTGAAGGCGGTCGGCTCCACGATGTCGCCGTCGGCATCGACCACGCCCATCGTGTTCGTGTACGCCTCGACGATCCCCTCGGCCTCGTCGACGGCCTTCGCGCTGGCAATCATGGTCTTGTGGATCACGTTGTTCCCCCTGTATAACCTCGCGGCATCGGAACCCAATTGAGCGTCCCGTTCGGGTGGTCGTCTATGTTCTGGGCGTCCTCCAGGGTATATATCTGGCCGTGCCGCTCCGCGCACGTCCGGCCTTCTGGGTCGCCAGGATCGACGTAAAGATCATCTGGATCGCCGTCCACGTCGTCAGCCTGGACATAGACGAAGCCCTGCTCTTTGTAGAATCCGACTGTGGTTTGGTTCTGGCTACGCATTATTTCGGTGCGGGCAATCAGCCTTGACCGGTTCTCGGTCTCCCCCAGAATCGAACGGATGCCGGGGAATTTATCGTCCGGTACGCCTCGCGCTAGTTGCTCGATGGAGTACCCGCGCTCCAGGCCGATGCCTACCGCCCGCCCGATAGCCTTGGAGGTCGTCCGGTGGATCATCGCGGCCCGTGTTGGTGCCTGGGTTAGTACCCGCTGCACCGTCGGGAGCTTGTCCGACCAGTCGAGAGTCCCGGCGATGCCCACGTCGTTGATCGTGCCGAACGTCCGCTTGCTGACCCGGCGATATGCGGCCTCCAGGATTCTCTCCATGTTCCCGGTCTCGACTGGTGGGAGCATGTCGGTGACCGCGAACGGGAATTCCTTCGTCTCGCCGGTCTGCCGTTCCATGTGGCGACCCAGGATGCCATCGACCCGGTTGCGGATGCCGCGAAAGTGCGTCAGGGTCTTAGCCGCCAGGGCGTCCGTCTCCTCCTCCCGCTCCTCCAGGATGCGCCGAGCCAGCATCCGACCGCGAGGGGCGACGCGAGGAGCCTTGATCTCGGCGAGGATCGGATGGGCCTGTTCAACCGGTGCCGCGTCGACCGCGACCGGGGCGGGCTGACCCTCGGCGACCTCGAAGATAGACGACGGGATACGCCGGAGCGCACCGTCGGAGACCGCGTCGAAGCCGAGAGCCTCCCGCGTCTCGTTTAATGTGAGGATGCCGCCGGCAAACAGGCCCGTCAGCCGGGTCGTCGTTGCCGCCTGATCATCGAGGACGGCCCGCATCGCGGCCCAGTCGACCGCGAGGGTCTCGTTGCCGGAGTACTCGTCGAACAGATTGCGATTGAAGTACCGGAGGATGCGGGCGATCATCGGCTCCAGGGTCTCGGAGTGGAACGCCAGACGGGCCTCCCGATAGTTGGAGAAGGTCGACCGCTGAAGGCCGACGTTGGCCCCGACCAGGATCGGCGGGACGCCGAAGACCGCGCAGATGCGGGACTCGGTCAGGTTGTGCAGCCCCGCCAATTCCATGTCCTTGGGGCTGTTACTCATCGGCTGATACTCGGCATCGTCATCGAGGATCGCGATCCGGTGGAAGTTGTTCACCCCGCCGAACTGAGACCGCCACCGCGCCCGAATCGTCGACGCCTCCTCCTGGGAGGTCAGCCGTCTCTTGACCTTGAGCAAGCCGCTCGGCACGCCCGCGTTGGCGAAATAGACCTTCGCGAAATCGGTCATGTTGAGGTCGAGATTGACTGTTCTCGCCGCTACCTGGAGGGGCGACAATCCGTAGATGTCCCCGGCGGGATTGGGTAGGGCCAGATGGCACATGTCGCGGCCCTCGACACCGTACTCGGTGCCGCCCACGGTGTAGATGTAGCTCTCTGCGCCGTAGTCCCCGGCGACGATGGTCACCCGGTCAGGCCGTAAGAGGTACATCGCTGAGACCTGATCGCCCTTGCCCCGTTCCTTGATCACATAGGCGTTACCCGCGACCATCAGAAACGTGACCAGTCGCTCAATGAATGAGTACCAGTCCGCGTAAGGGTTCGGCTTGGTGGTCAGGTCATAGAGCAGGCCGGACTCGACCTCGACGGAGCCGCCTTCAGCCGAGGGAGCCTGGACGTAGTACCGGGGCGAGGCCGCGGAGGTCGCCAGCTCGCGGATGCAGGCGTGGACGATCTCGTTCTTGCCGTAACCCTCGGAGGCGAAGTTCTGATAGTTGACGTCAGGATAACTGGCCTGCCCGACGTCGAGGTTGAGCGGTACGGTGGTCGAAAGCTCTTGCGCCTGCTTGCGAAACAGCGTATCCCAGAACGGCAATAGTGACCTCCACCGGCGTTCGGGCTTGCGCCTCGGACACTGCGCCGGATCGGGCCACTGCTATGGACGATACCACGACGAATCACACGACGTCAAACGCCAGCACCGATTGCGACATCCGCTTCGCCGCGATCTCGCAGTATTGCTCCTCGATTTCGATACCGATGGCCTTGCGCCCAAGGTCTTTGGCTGCCCTGAGCGTCGTGCCGCTGCCCATGAACGGGTCGAGGATGGTATTGACGCCCTCGCCCGCTTGCTGGATGCACCACCGCATCACAGGGACGGGCTTCTGTGTCGGATGATAGCGGAATTCCTTATTCCCCATGTCGCCCTGGAGCATCCCTTGCCACCGCCACCGTAGTAACCGAACGGCCTTGGGCATATTAGTCCAAGCCATCTCAGCATCAGCGAAATCGGTAGCACCGTTGTCTTTGTCCCACACTAACCAACACGATGACGGTGGCAGGTCGTAGTAGTTGCCGCCAAATATAATGCTGGTCGTTGCCATCTCGCGCACTGCTGCCATAAGGAGCGCATCTATCGGCTTATCGTCCCACGCTGCGTCCCCGAAATCCTTGGAAGTCGCGAGCAGTCCTCGCGACTTGTTCTTGCCTGCGGCTTCACAAATCCCATACGGCGGGTCAGTCAACACCAAATCCACCGGCGGCAGCGTCGGCATAATCTCGCGACAGTCCCCGTGGTAGATGGTGACGGCATCGTCCTCATAATATGGTTTCATCAATCAGCCTCGTTGCGGGTCTTGCACCGGCTGCAAACGATCACCGTGCCGGACGCGGCCTTCTCCGCGAGGAGCTTCCCGCAACCCTGGCACCGCATCTCTTTGGTCTCGTCCGTCACGCCCTCGCGTATCCGTTAACGGATTGGCCGTGGACGCCCTGGATCGCCGGTCTATATATGATTACCATACCCCCACCCCCGGCGCACCTGTCCGGCCATATACCGCCAGGGCCAGGGCCATCACGCAGTCGTCGTGCATCCCGTCCGGTGCCGAGTACCTGACGCCTGTCCTGGTGTACTCGTAAGCGAAGACATCAAGCTCGGAGACGATCACGCCCTGCGGATACCTCACCTCCCCGGTTTGGATCGCCATCGCCAAGCCCTCCATGAGCTTCTGCTTAGACGAGGAGGAGAAGTGATAGCCTTCGACGTTCGGCAATTCCCGTTGGAGCCGTTCAACGATAGGATCGCCGACCCCGGTCGAGTCTACAATGGCGGGCGTCGTGCCGATCTCCTGGGCCAGCCGGCGAACGGTCTCCTCCCAGGGCCACTGGTATCGATCAAACCGGCTCACGGCCCCGGCATCGTCGAGGCCGACCACGACCGTCCAGTCAACGGACTTCGCCAGGTCTACCCCGTAGACGACCGGAGGATCGCCGGAGACGTCCCCGATGCAAGATCGGATAGCTTCCTGTCCAAACGGGTTCCCGCCGTCGTCTGACGGCTCGGCATAGTACAACTCGCGGAATACGTTCTCCGGTAGTTGCCGCTGGGCCTGCGCGATCTCCTCCGACGCTATGATCCCCGCCTCGACAGCGTCCGAGGCCGTGAGCTTGGCATACGTCCACCCCGGCTCCCCGCCCTCGGCCCGACGCGCCAGGGCATAGGCCCAGTTCCGCCGACCCTTGACGTTGCCGATGATCCGCACATCGCCCCTGGTCGCGGTCAGGGTCGAGCGGATCGCGTGCCACGCCTCCTCCCGCATCCGCGTCGCCTCGTCCAGCACGGCAGCATAGACGTCCTCGCCGTAAAGGTTGTCGGGCTTCTCCGCAGACCGGAATGAGATGATCGCCCCGTTCACCAGCGTGATCGTAAGCTCGGACTCGTTGGCGGTGTACAGGGTCTCCGGCAGGCCGCGCTTGAGCCGCCGATAGGCGACCTTCGCCTGCGGATAGACCGGGGATATCCACCAGAACGCCTGGCCCCGCAGCCCTCCCATAGCCTGCTCCAGAATCCACGCGATGCAGGCCACGGTTTTCCCACATTTCGTCGACCCCTCGATGATCCCGTAGCGGTCAGGGCTGAATATCGCCGCCTGCTGCTTCGGGTAAAGACTGGGTCTCCGGTACGTTACCGTCGGGGCCGTTGCCGTTGAGGTAGTTGCCACTAGCCGCCTCGATTGAGAATGTGACCTCGCCCTGGGTCAGGTTGATCGCCCGTTGGTCGATGGTGATAAGCGGCTCCTTCGGAATCACGCCGTTGATCTCCGAGATGCGGTGCATGATCGACATCACCATCTTGGTCGCGGCCTCGTCGCCGGTCAAAGCCCGCGGCCACCACCGGGACAGGAGGGTCGTATACCGCTCCATCTGCAGGCCGCGCATCTGGTCGGCCATGCCGGAGTACTTCTCGGCGAGATCGTTGAGCACGCGCTTGATCGACCGATGCACCTGGGACTTGTCGACGCCCAGGGTCTCCCCGATCTGCTTCTCGGTCGCGCCGCCCTTGTACAACTCCAGCATCTGATAC